TAGCTACGCCAACCTCTACAGAATGGCAACTGCCATGGAGTTGGTCGTCTCATTCTGGGTGGAGACATCCATTCCGGAGATCTCCTCCGGCATGGCCCCGGAGAGCATGTAGGTCAGCGAGTCGAAGGAGTGCTTGTACTTACTGGTCCGGTCGATGACCTGGTTCCTGGACTTCGGCTTCTTCAGGGACCGGAACATGTCGACGGTCTTCGCACACCTGGCCGAGATGAACACCCGCTCCTCGAAGAGCATGCGCCGGATCATGTCCAGCCTGACCTTAACGGATCCCTCCCCCTTGGTGACGGGGGTCATCTCAATGCGCCCCTTGGAGTAGACGCTGATCAGGTTAGCCTCAGTGGACCCTGGGGCTGACTTGTACCGCATGGACGATGGATCGGACCAGAACCGCCACAGGACGCTCTGCATGGCCAGTTGGCGTTTGCAGTATTCCTCCCAGTAATCCATGCGCCCCTCGATCAGATCCGTGATCTCTGTCAGTGGGATCTTCTCCCCAAGAAAAGCGATCTCGTCGATGATGTCGTAGCAGAGGGTGGTGGGGTCGGCGAACCTGGGCACCCCGAAGTGGATGGAGGTGTTCACGTCGCCAACGTCCATGCCCACATCAATGGCGTAGGTCTTCGGAGCCGGCCGCAGCAGCTCCTGATCGTCCTCCGGGAGATCCTCATTCCACTCCCCGATGACGTGGACGTTGAAGTTGAACACGTCTGCGAACAGGCCGTTTGACGCATCCCGGACCCACTTGCCGTAGTAGTAGCGGGCCAGCTTCGCAGGGTCATGCTGGTAGTCCCGGTACAGATCCTTCTTCTCGGCGTCCGTAAGGTAGGGGTTGTCATCCAGATCGAAGTGGACGGCCTTGTACTTGATCCGCCAGTCGTCCATGTCCTCATCCGCTGGCGGGTTGAAGAACCGGCGATGGAGCCAGTGGTCCTCCCCCTCTTCCGGGGGGTTGGTGTCCAGGATGAACTGCTGCTGCTCGTAAGGAACCTCCAGGGACCGGAGCTGCTGGCAAAGGGTGGCGAAGACGATCTCATCGAAGCGGTCAGCCTCGATCCTGTCGATCATCGAGAACCGCGTGTCCTTGAACTTGTCCTCGACGTTGTCGTCGTAGTCGATCGAGTGGAGCTGGCACTCACTGACGGTGCCGTGGCGATTCCGGATCCGGAAGTAGGAGACCTTGGTGTCACCCTCCATTGCCGGCGTCCCGTCAATGAACTCGACCAGCCCGGCGCCGTTCCAGATGCGGTAGACCGACCCGATCAGATCCGCCCAGGCTCCCCGCTTCCCGTTGTTCTTGGTCCGGGAGACGATGGCCACCTTGGCAAAGGAGCAGTCGTAGAGGTGGCGGTAGACCTTGTGCAGGGCCGCCACGGACTTCCCGGATCGCCGTGCGCCCTCCAAGAGAAGGTATCGGTGGGCGACGTTGAAGACAGCTATCTGCTTCTCTACGTCCGTGGGGTACCACACCCCGTCAATGATGAAGCCAGCCATTCGCTGGTTGACGGTAGAGATGGCGTAGCTACAACTCAACCCTCATGAAAGATTGCGCCTACAAGCACTCCTACTCGGAAGCGATGCCGGTCGAAAAAGAGGAGGAGCAGTATCCCTCGTTCAGCCTCTACAACCCAGCTGCCGTGCAAGCTGTGTTCGGGAAGACGCAACTCAAGGCCGGCGCTGAGATGGACATGCCGATGCGGCTTCGCATCAAGTCCGTCACTTCCAACGCCGAGAAGGGAACGACGGACGTGTCCGTGGAGATCGTGGCTGTCGGCAAGGGTTCAGAGGTTGAAGGCGAGGACGACATGGAAGAGGAGTCCTGATGCCGAAGGGCAAGAAGCCAACCCCTGAGGACCGCAGGAAGCTGGAGGATGACGACAAGCCTCTGGACCGCCTGATCGCCAGAGGTGCGCCCAAGCGCCAGGTCCGTCTTGTGGCTGACCCGGCCACCGGCAAGATGGGCCTGCTGATGGCCATCCGGCCACAGACGCCCACCCTCCTGGATGGTGGGGTTGCCATGATCCTCCACGAAGAACTTCTGCCGGCCACCATCACCCTTGGCCCTGGGTTTACATTCCGCCCCACAGTGAAGGTGGAGGTGAAGATTGCGCTCAACGAGGCGCAGATGGCAGACTACATCCGCTACGTGGACAGCCTGAGGATGCCTCAGGAGCCGCATTCTCCGCCATGAACTACGACATCAAGCACATCGCCTCCAAGGTCACACCCGAGCATCTGAAGAAGGTGTTCGAGGCGGACACGGCGACGCGGAAGGAGAAGTACCCGGCAGTCGACAAGCTCATCGAGCTCCACGCCACCCGCATTGATGACGGCGTCCGCAGGGCATTGGATCGGGCCAGGGTAACCTACGCCATCGACGAGGCCATGGATGCCTCCCAGCACCAGATCTCTGCCACCCTGGTCCGCGGCCTGATCAGCAAGGACCTGGGCCACGACGAGCTTCTCTCCATGGTCAATGAGTGGGGGCTCAACGACATGCTAAGCCCTTGGTACGACGACAAGGGGAACCGGCTGGATGTCAACGGGCAGATCATGGGCAAGCAGAACAACGGGAGCCCAGGGTTCAAGCTGAGTCTGCCCACCTTCATCAATGTCCTTCTCCCGCTGGCTGCCTCCTACACCCATATCCGTTGGGCCAAGCTGTCCGGCGACCGGGACCAGCAGCCTCTCCTGAAGTACGACCCCCTCCGGCTCGACTACAAGGACATGGCCCTCTGCCGTGTGATCACGTCCAGGGTAGGCCGCATGTCGGCCGACATGGGCTACCGGGAGGTTGTCCGCCAGTCCATCCTTGGAGCTCTCCAGTACAGCGCCTGCATCAACTTCCCCCTGGAGGCCTACTACCAGGAGAAGCAGTGGATCGGGGGGAAGGAGAAGGTGGTCAAGGAAGGCGTGCGGTGGTTCCGCCCTCACTGGACCAAGGTGTTCTTCGACACTGCCCACCCTCTCCACACCCTCAACAGCGACACAGGCTGCCAGTACGTGGGTTACTGGTCGCTCATGCGGTTCGGGGATGTCGCCGACAACAAGGACTACTGGAACCGGGAGAAGATCGGGGTTGGTAAGGATCCCGGATGGCGATCAGACGCCCTCTTCGACTACTACCAAAATGCCTACCCTTGCACGATGCGGTTCCCCCGCTTCCGGTCAGGTGGCGAGAACAACCGCGAGGAGGAGGCATTCCTCTACCGGACCAAGGATCACGCGGACGCCGCGGTGGACATCACCGTGCTATTCCACAAGCTCGTCCCGAAGGATCACGGCCTGGGCGACTACGAGTACCCGGTGTGGATGCGTTTCGTCTACGCGGCTGACCGCACCGTCATCTTCGCTGAGCCCATGGGCTATTGCCCAGCCCACGCCTACACGCTCGATTTCGACGAGAACAAGGACCGCAACACCTCCCTGACGCTGGAGCTGATCCCATTCCAGGATCACCTGTCCAACATCCTCAGCCAGTTCATCCTGACGGTGAAGAAGAACCTGATGAACGTGACCGCGGTCAACACGGACATCATCGGCCAGGACTTCATGGAGAAGGTCCAGAGGCAGTCCGAGAATGGACTGAGGGGCCATCTATTTTTCGGCTACAGCGAGAAGCAGGTCCGCAAGCAGCAGTCTGATGTCGGCGCCGCCTTCCAGCCGCTGGCCATCCAGAAGCAGTCCACCGCCGAGATTCTCAATCTCCTCCAGACAGTGATCAGCCTGATGGAGCGGGTGCTTGGGTTCACGGCGCAGGAGGTTGGCGGCCAGGCCACCCACCAGCAGTCTGCCACCGAGTCCAACATCGTGGCGGCCAACACGTCGATCCGGATTGGCCACACGGCAGCCGGCATGGACTCCGCCATCCACGCCATGAAGAAGGCCGTCTACAACGCCTTCATCAACTACGGCTCTGACGAGGTGGTTGCCCAGGTAGCTGACCTGCACCCGGAGGGGAAGAGGCGGCTGGAGGAGGCTGGCTTCAAGATTGAGGAGGGGGCCAACTCCACGGCCGGCGTGGTAGGCCCGAAGAGCGCACTCCTCGTGGAAGAGTTCACCAGCGACCGGGATGGCAGCAACCGCATCAATGAGCAGCAGGCTGCCCAGATGATGCTCACCCTGATCGACCGCTTGATGGTGCCTCAGTTCGCCGAGCAGATCGGCATCGTGCCCATGTTGGACATGCTCCAGGAGTTCGCCACCCTCTCTGGCATCCCGGGCGACTTCGTCTCCAAGATCAAGCCGCAGATCCAGCAGAAGGCAGAGGAGGGTGCCGCTCAGGACGCCGAGGCCATGGATCAGGTCCGCCAGCTGGTCCTCACGGAGTTGGCCGGGTTCAGTGATCAGATCGCCAAGTCGATCATGGCGCCCATGCAGCAGCAGGGCCAGCAGATCGCAGCCGCCACCCAGGCCTTGGCCCAGGTGGCACAGGCTCAGCAGCAGGACGCCGCCGCCATCCAGCAGACAGGCCAGATGGTCAACGCCCTTGCGCAGGCCTTTGATCAGTTCGCAACCGCCCAGGTCCAGCCTCAGGTATGAGCCACCACCACAAGATCGACCTCGATCAGTCCAGGAAGCTCTCCGCCTGGCTGATCAATGACGCCGCCCAGATCTTCCTTGGAACGGCCTTGGCCAAGGCGGAGCGGATCGAGGCGGATGCCGTAGCTAGAATGATGGCTGATCCAGTAGAGATGATTCGACTGGAAAGCCCCACCATCCAAGTGCAGGATCTCCTTCGAGATGCTGCAAAGCTCCGGCTGTTCGTGAAGCAGTTCGAGGAGCTTGCCAGCGTAGAAGACTTCACTGAACTGACATATGCCCGAAGAGATCCAGCAGCAGACGCAGACTCCGCCAGCCAATCCTGAGCCGCCCAAGGAACAGCCGAAGAAGCCGGGGATTTCAGATGCAGTGCGGGCCAAGTTCCTGGGCCTTGCTGCGCGGCTTGAGGACAAGCCCAAGGACAAGCCCGCCGAGCCCGAGCAGAAGCCGCAGGATCCCCCCAAGGAAAACCCAGCCGAGGACCCCACCAAGAAGGCGGCTGAGCCTGCCAAGCCGGAGGACAAGCCCAAGGAGGAGCCGAAGAAGAAGCAGGCCGCCCCGAAGGTGATGAAGGCTCCGCCGAGCCAAGACCCTCAGGTCATCGCCAAGGCCGCAGCAGAGGCCGCTGTCGCTGCGGTGGAGGCATCCAGGAAGCAGACCCCTGCCGCAGCCAAGGAGCCGGAGGCTGAACTCCCCAAGGACATCGCCCGGAAGATCGACTACTACAAGGAGCTGGAAGGGTTGGACCCGAAGTACAAGGGTCTCACCCAGAAGGTGGTGGAGTTCTCCAAGAAGGGCGGCATCGAGGAGCGTTACGTCGCCGAGTGGGAGAAGGCCAACCCGGGCCAGAAGTTCGACGCTGATGACGAGGCTCACACGTCGTTCTACGAGAAGCATTCTCCGGACTACGACGAGGACGACCTTGAAGTAGCCAAGGAGCAGGTGATCGAACGGCGGGCTGTGGACAAGGCCAAGAAGGCCATGGAGCCGAAGCTCCAGGAGCAGCAGCGCAAGGCCGTCGAAGAGAGCAGCCGGGAGGACCTGGACTCTGCTTCTGCCGCCATCGCCACCTCCACCCTTGAGGCGATCAACAAGGATCTGCTGACCATCGCTCAAGAGAAGGGGGATGCCGGACTTCAGGAGGAAGACCCCCTCGCGCTCCAGGTGGCCACAGAGGTCATGCCGCGCCATGAGGCTGTGGCCCATGAGGCGATCCGGCTCTTCCGCGGATTGGCAAACCCGTCAGATCGCAACCCGGTCCACTCCCAGATCAATGAGATCGCGCTCGGCTTGAATGAGGCGATCGCCGGTGTGGTGGCCCAAGATCCTCGCAACGGGATGAAGCCGGTGTTCCGCGGGACCCGGGTAGTTGGATACCAGCAATTCGCCTCCTTGCAGGAGTACGCCGGCATGAGCGCCGAGGAGCGGAAGGCCCACTGGACGGTGGGTGAAGATGAGGTTCTGGCCCACATCAAAGCCAATGCCGGCCGCGAGGCCAAGTCCCGCTACGACCAGATCACGGCCGCCGCACAGAAGACGTTCGGCGCGAAAACGCGACAAAGCCAACCAGGTTCCACCGCCACCCAACCGGCAGCCAAGCCCACTGATACAACGCCAGCAGTGAAGTCCCCGACCATCGGATCCGGAAGCTCGACCCCCACCCCGACGGCAGGTGAGTCAAGCAAGGCTGGCGTCAAGAGTGGCTCATTTGCAAAGGCTTGGGCTGGGCGGTAAAACCGTTCCATGCCTGATGACTTCTTTTCAAAGTGCGCGCCGCTCAGCCGACAGGGCATTGACAGCTGCGCAGGCCTGACGACCTGTAACCTGTCTCCGACCACGGCCGACGAGCTGGAGGAGATCTACAAGGACACGGCGGGGCGGTACCGCATTGCCGGCGCCCTGTTCGACACTGACATCATGGCCAAGGCGTGCCAGGTGCAGGAGAACCCCCTCTACACCTTCATCCGAGCCAACTCCCGGGACCTCGGAACCAAGGTGCTGACCACCTCGAAGACGGTTGGATCCGGCCTGATCGACGTGATGCCGTTCGTCCGCGTCAAGCGGCAGAACCTCATCAACAACACCTACTGGGTGTGGACCAAGACCGGCAACTCCGGGACTGTGGCCGGCATCACCTACGACATCGTGGGCACCTGCGAGTCGCTGACTGCGATCCCGGCCGACATCAACTGGTTCCCTGCCAAGCGCCAAGTCTTCATCTCCGGTCTCACGGCTTCCGGCACCAAGACTCACACGCAGTGGATCGTGGTCTACGCGGCCGTGTCCGGCAACAAGGTGAACGTCTACCTTCGTTCCCAGAACGCCGGCTCTTCCATGCAGCCCGCCAAGCTCGGAACCCCTGACACGGGCGTCCTGATGCGCGGCGTCAACAACATCTCGCCGTATGAAGCGGATTGCAATCAGATCCCCCGCCTCAACACGGTCAGCACCTTTCTGGCCTTCGTGCAGCACTCCCGCTGGTCTCTCTGCAATGACGAGATGACCCAGCGGTTCAAGAAGCACATCCTCGAAGGCAACCAGCTCTATCGTGAGTATTACCACGTAGAGGAGGCGGACTACAACAAGCAGGTGATGACCGACTGGCAGAACAGCATGGTCCACTCC